GAAAAGCCAAAATTTGGAAGTAGTTATAATGTCTGGAGTAATAATCTTGGAATTAATATGGATGCCAAGAATTTAACTGATCAAAATAAAGCAGACATTTTTGCCCACATCGAAGATATAAATAATAGTAACTATTACGCCACTTATATACAGCCTATTGAGGAAATGTCCGCAGCTGGTGTCCACCATGTGAGTGCAGCTGGTAATTTTAATAACACGATTGTTTTACCTGACAATATAGATTTTAACAATGGGGCATTAACGCATATGTCTATATTGGTGGGTAGCAATGACGGATCTGCGCCTCAGCCTTATATTTTTGTTCCGTTGTGTAGAGACGATTTGCATTTAGCCGGTGATACTATTGTATGCGCAGCCTTAGGTTCACAGTTTAGTGTTGATTCTGGATTAAATAATAAAGAAACGCTTGCATCATTTAGCAATCGCGGGGATCGCATTGACGCATGCGCGGCTGGTGATAATATCTATATGGATCTACATGTTAATGGAGAGTATGAAGCAACTGGAACATCCTTTGCTTCACCTAATGTTGCAGGAATGGCTGCATGCGTATTAGGAAAGTATCCTTCCACAACACCAGCGCAATTAAGAAAATACTTTAGAGATCATGCTGTAGGAACCGATACGCTATACGATAGCGGAACTCAACCAGTACCTTCATCGCCGTCAGGAGATGCTCCGTATTATAGCGATCCACTTGGATTGAGAGGTTACTCTGGTAAGATAGCATATTTAGATCCTAATCTTTCTTTCAATCCCAGTACAATATCAGATACTAGTATTACTTCCACTCAAACCGTTTCGGCAAGTAATAAAATAAACTTTACAGTCAGTCAAATAAATACTAAGCTGGCTAGTATATCGTAAGGAGAAAATAATGGCAAGTGATTCACAAAAAGTAGCACGAGTTGGAGATCCAGATCAGACTCATTGTAGTGGACCAGTTAGAGCGATGGGAAGCTCTAATGTTTTTTGTAACGGTATACCGGTATCACGTCAAGGTGATAAAAATAGTATTCATTTAAAACCCCCGCATGGACCTTGTACTCCTCACAGTGCAGCTATTGCTGTTGGTTCTACTAAGGTATTTGTTAACGGTAAAGGCATAGGTCGAAAAAACGATGAAGTAGCTGACTGCACATCGGTAGCCGATGGTTCAAGTAATGTTTTTGCTGGATAACAAACTTTCAATAAAAGGAGTATAAATAATAGTATGTCTACAATAATTCAATCAGATAAAACAGTTATAGGAGATACTAGAAAGGCTTCTAAATCATCGCGTCTCAAGCAATGGACTGACATTGATTTGAATCTGGCGTTGCATCCGATTCGTAAAGATATTATTCCTTTAAAAGATGACCAGGCAATAAGATATGCAGTACGCAATTTACTTATTACTAATTTTTATGAGAAGCCATTTAATCTGGGAGTAGGTGCTAATTTAAGAGCATTATTGTTTGAGCCGGCTGATGCAATCACGAAACAAACATTACGCAAGAATATAGTGAGGTGCATAAGGGCGGGAGAACAAAGAGTTGATATTGTCTTTGTCAATATAGTAGATGAGCCGGATAATAACTCATACAGAATACTTGTAAAATTTAGAATAAAAGAATTCGATACTACAGATGATGTGGAAATCGTATTAAGGCGTTTAAGGTAAAACACTATGGCAACTAATTTAAATGTAACCGAACTTGATTTCGATCAGATCAAAAAGAATCTAAAGAACTATTTAAAAACTCAGACAGAGTTTAGTAGTCATGATTTTGAAGGATCAGGTTTATCTTCACTCCTGGATGTGCTTGCATATAATACACACTACAATGCGATGGCTGCTCACTTTGCTTTGAATGAAGCATTCCTAGATTCCGCACAAATACGTGGTAATATTGTTACACGTGCAAAGCTATTAGGTTATATACCAAGGTCGGTCCTAGCTCCTAGAGCACAGGTCACAATTACGGTTGATGTTACTAATGAGCAAGGTAATAAACCTGCATCGCTAACTCTTCCTCGAGGTGCTAAACTAACTACACAAGTTGATGGAAGAAACTATAGATATATTGTACTCAATGAACAGTCAGCTGTACTTGGAGAAACTGTTGCAAATAAATATATATTTCCCAATGTAGTAATTGCAGAAGGAACAAGGAAGAAGCTTTTATATAGAGTAGACAATGATATTGAAAATCAGAAGTATCAGATATCAGATGATGATGCGGACACTTCTACATTAAGAGTTCTTATTCAGGCAAACGAATCATCTACGTCATATGATAACTATACAAAGTTTGAATCATTAATTAATGTTAATTCATCTAGCCGTGTATATTATCTACAAGAAAATTCAAACGAATATTTCGAAGTATATTTTGGAGATGGTGTGACCGGTAAAAAACCACTGAACAATAATATTGTCACACTTGACTATTTGTTTACAAACGGTCCTGATTCAAATGGTGCAAACTTATTTACTATGGTAGATAATATTGGTGGTTATAGTAATATCGCCATTAGCACTTTGACAAAGTCGGATGGTGGTACAGTCAAAGAAACAAACGAATCAATTCGATTTAATGCGCCTCTCACTTTTACTTCTCAAAATAGAGCAGTAACTTCTGATGACTATAGAGCAATTATTCAAAAAGAATTTACTAATATAAATTCTATCTCAACATGGGGTGGTGAAGATAATGATCCGCCTGATTATGGTTCAATTTATATTTCTATTAAACCTCTTGTGAATGAGACTTTAACTGCAACAGAAAAAACAGAGATTATGAATACCATATTAAAAGGTAAAAGCGTTGTATCTATTACCCCAGTAATTGTAGATCCTAACTTTACATATCTCGATCTTGACGTAGCATTTAAATACAATCCTAACTTAACTGATAGATCTCCAGTTGAATTAACGGCCGTTGTAAGAGACACAGTTTCAGATTACAATTTCAACGAGCTTAATAAATTTGACGGTGTGTTTAGACATTCTCAATTACTAAAAGCAATTGACAATGCAGATCCTTCTATACAGAATAGTAACGTACGTCCATATATGTTCATGACGATTACTCCTAACAAGGCTGCATCAAACAAAGATAATAACTTTAATTTACAATTTACATCACCATTCTTTAGTTCAGGTTCTTCTACTAACTTTATTATTTCTTCAACGATGTGGAAATATGCTGGAGAAGAAGTATACTTTGGTGATATTCCAATTACAGGATCCACTAATAGACAGGTTATGGTTTATAAAGTTGTAAATGGAGAAAATGTTACAGTGATTAATAACGCTGGAACTATTGACGTTCAGAAAGGAACGATCTCATTAAATAACTTTATACCTGATAATGATTCTGTAGATACAATTCGAATTACAGTTGTACCTAACTCGTTAGACCTTGCTCCAAAAAGAGATCAGCTTATTGCAATCGATCCTCTAAGAGTTCAGATTACTCCAAGCATTGATACAATATCAGTAGCAGGATCTTCGGGCACAATAGATTATTCAACGACCGCAAGGCTAAGATAAGATGGCTGGAACTCATAAAACAAATAATACACTCTTCTCTTCGGATATATCCTCACCGGGGTATATTCAATCTGTTGCGTCTTCTAAAAGTAAGACTAAAGAAAATCTAAGAACTGAAGAACTAATCCCATCTGAGATATTAGAAAACTCGGCTGGATTAAAATTATTATTAGAAGCTTATTATAAATTTATGAACTTAGAAGAGTTCATTTATCAACAGACAGAAACATATACTGATGTTGTATTAGATGATAGAGCTGTTTTTAGAGTTAGTGATCCAAAAAATGAAAACGATCACTTTTTTACAGATGACGATGGAGCTAACTCCACGTTAACTTTAACTGATAGCGATGGTAATATTACAACGTATGCGCTTACCGCGTCTAACGTTAATATAACTAATGGTAATAATTTGCCTGGTTCTCTATCGCGATCAACATCTGATATTGGTAAAACTTTTACTATTAGGTTTGGACATCCAACTAGTAGTGGATATGTTAATTACAATACACAGACAGCAACTCTTACTACCCCAATAAAATTTTGGGCTGGCCCTGGTGCTTCATATGCTCTTAATACAATCGAAGAGTCTATGGATATCGATAGTACAGCCGCAGCTTATCTGGAATTAATCCAAAAAGAAATTGCGGCTGTTGTTCCACGTTCTATCCAAGTTAATAAAAGAAACTTATATAAAGCAATTACTGATTACTATAAGATACGTGGTTCTGCAGATTCTATTGAAGTATTCTTTAGGTTATTATTTGATGACGAGGTTGAGGTTGAATATCCGTGGGATAGCACACTCATTCCTTCTTCTGGAAACTGGTCAGTAAATCCAGCTCTTCCTAAAGGAGGTATCTATCTAGATAAAAAAGGTTTCTTATCAGATACAATCAAAGTCCAAGATAGTTTAAGATATCAAAAGTTTTCTTATTTAATACGTACAGGTCAAAACCTATCATCATGGGATTATTTCTATAATAGACTTGTGCATCCAGCTGGATTTAAATATTTTGCTGAGATCCTAATCCAATTGTTCTTAACTCGCGATGAGTTAGGAGATGATCAAAAACTTTTAAGAGAATTAAGATATGTCGGCGGCCCTAAACACAATCAATTAACTGGAGAAAGCTTCTTTGGTTATGGAAGAACAAACAGATTTACATATTCGTCTATGCCAGATTTACAGCCTGGTGTCATTGGACTTGAGGATATTCCTTTAATTGTTGAAATGTTCGCTTCATTGTTTTTACCGGCTACTAGCGTTAATGTTCATAAATCTGGAAGATTATCTTTAACTGTTCCACAATCCGGAAGCAATGCCGGTAAAGTTACTGCAGTTGAAATTGCTGAGGCTGGGTTCGGGTATACATCTGCACCAACAATTGTAGTTAATGGTGTTGCTACTACAGGTCAAACAATAACTCAAGCTACTGTAACTTGTACTATAGATTCAGATGGAAAAATCAATGGCGCGACTGTTACTGCTACTGGCGCAAACTATTCATCAGCGTTTGCCAATGTAGCTGCAAATCCAAACTTATCTAAGATTGCGAATATCACAGTTACACCAGATACTACTAAGAAATATTCAACGCCGCCATTAATTTCTTTTGATGCTCCTACTTCAGTTAATAATCTAGGTGTACCTTTAACTACTAATGTTACTGCAACAGGTAAATATATTCTTCAAGCTACTTCAGTACATCGCATTGAAGTTATTAATGCAGGATCTGGATATACATCTCCGCCTGCAGTATCAATAACTGGAGGTGGTGGTTCTAATGCTACAGCAATATCCTATATTGAACACGGTAAAGTGTCTCATATAGATATTATTAATCCTGGATCCGGATTTACTGAGGTTCCTAATATAGCTATTGTTGGTAATGCAACTGCAAGAGTTCAGTTAGTTCCATCAGAAATTGCGTCTGCTTCAATTATTAATCCAGGTTTTGGATACGTAATAATACCTCAAGTGTACATTGCTTCTAGGGCTAAAAATGAAGCTAGAGTTAAGTCAGATAAAATTACTAGAATATTAGAATTAAACCATACTGACGTAGATCCAGTATTTAATAAAGTAACGAATCCAGTGCAAACCAATAAATCTGTAAGAGGAAGACAATTATACAATGGTAAGCTTTTACAAAAAGGTGTTCTTAATTCTGGTCAGAACTGGACTATATCGCAATCAACTCCAACGACAGATAAAAGCATGGGAGGATACGAAGTAACAGTAGTATCTGCTGGATATAGAACAATACCATCAAACGGCTACTACAATCAAAAAACAAACATATTAGAAAGCAATATGCTTTACGATTTTAATGAAACTTTAGAGATATTAGGTAGTGTAGAATTGCAAAGTACTTCTATAAGTGATATAAATAAATATAACGTGAATTCTTTTATTCACACAAATTAATAGGAAATAAAAATGACGGCAATAGTAACTTCTAAATTCAGAACGTTGAATGCAGAAAATTTCAAAGAGGACATAGCAAGCGCAAGCGTGTTTGTAGCGATCGGTAAATCTGATGCTTGGTCTAATGCAACTTCTGATACAACAGACACCACACCATTCACCCCATATGATACAATAGACTCTTTAGTCGAAGCTAGAGAGAATATCTTTGCACTAAAGAAGCTAGCTGCTGGTGACGTATCACATGTTGTTCCTAGACATACTTGGACAACTGGTACAAGCTATGTTGCATGGGATTCTAACGATCCGGATATCTTTGATAAAGCTTTTTATGTAATCACTTCAGAGTTTAAAGTATATAAATGTATATACACTCCTGGAACTGGTTCGACTCAAGAGCCAACACAAACATTAACTGCTCCAACAGCAGAGTCTGATCTTTATATTTGGAAATACATGTACACGGTTGCCGTCGCTGATGCAGAAAAATTCCTTACAACTTCTTATATGCCTGTTAAAACTATTAATGTTGAATCTTTTGCTGATGACGATGCAGCTGAGACTGCTTTATCTGAAGGTGACTATGCACAGTATCTAAACCAAAAGGCTTCTAGAGATTCTGGAACAGCTGCAGGTATTGAAAGATTTGAAATAACAGCCGGTGGTACTGGATATAGTTCTAACCCAACTGTTATTATTACTGGTGCAGGAACTGGAGCCACTGCTACTGCAGTGAGAACTGGTAACGTCGTGACTGGTCTTACCGTCACCGCTAAGGGTACAGATTATTCAACAGTACACGTTGTAATCACCGGCGGTGGTGGTTCTGATGCGACAGCTCGTGCGGTCATTTCTCCGGAAAATGGGCATGGAACTGACCCAGTAAAAGAACTAGGTGGTTTCTTTTCTGCAGTTAATACGTTACTAGATGGTACTGGTGGTGGTGACTTAACAGTTGGTAATGACTTTAGACAAATTACACTTGTTAAAAATCCATTTAACTTTGGAACATCTACTGTTTCTACAGCAACAACGTTAAAAGCAACAGGAGCTTTAAGCTTCCAATCAACTACATCTGCTTTCCAAGTTGATGAACTAATTACACAAGGAACAGGGGCTAACCTCGCTCAAGCATTCGTTGTTGAGATTGATGCAGGAACTGGTTATGTGTATTACAACCAAAATTCAAAAACAGGCTATGGAAGCTTTGTTACTGGAACTGCGGTGGCTGGTGCAACTTCTGGAGCACAAGGTACTCCTAAGTCTTCTAGTTCACAATTCCTAATTAACCCAGAAGTTGATGTCCATAGTGGAGATATTATCTTTCTAGAAAACAGAAATCCTATTGATAGAACAGCATCGCAGATTGAAGACATAAAAATTATTATTGAATTCTAATATAAATATTAGTTAAAAGAGAGAACATATGACAACTACCAATATAAAAGCTTATAACGAAACGCCATACTTTGATGACTACTTTAGAGATTATAGTGGTGAAACAGTTGAAACTAAAAACTATCATAGGATTTTATTTCGTCCAGGGTATGCGGTTCAGGCAAGAGAGCTTACTCAAATGCAAACTATGTTGCAGGCTCAGATTGATAGGCATGGTCAATATGCTTTTAAAGATGGATCGCGTGTTGTAAATGGAGAGTTGTCGCTTAATGTCGACTATGATTATATAAAGCTAGAGCCATCATTTAATTATAGTGGTACCGCTTATGCAAGTGCCACTTCAGGATTAGCAAATTTTAAAGGTAAAATAATTACTGGAACTGGAAATTCTGGTAATCAGGTTACGGCTTTGGTTCTAGATACAGTTGCAGCTGCTGGCTCTGATGCAGACACTCTATATATTAAATACCAAAAATCTGGTGGATCAACTAACACTGTTGACAAATTTTCTGTAGGAGAAGCATTTAGCTCCAACGCTGATACTCCAAAATTCGGTATGGTTGGTGGTGGCACAAACATCGATGGTGCAAATACCGCTTCAACTATTTCAAATGCAGTAGGAACAGGATCCGCAGTATCTATTGCTGAAGGTGTATATTTTATTGCTGGATGTTTTGTGTATGTTGGTGCTTCAACACTTATACTTGATAAGTATACGAACAACCCTTCTTATATCATTGGTTTACAGGTCGCTGAGAATATAGTGACTTCTTCGACCGATGGAACCTTAGTTGATAATGCTCAAGGTGTTCCAAACACTTCTGCTCCTGGTGCAAATAGATACCAAATATCAACAACCTTAATTAAGGAACCTATTGATATTGCAAATAGAACTGTTGATGATTATATCACTTTAGTTACAATAAGCAATGGTGAAATTAATGTAGATAAAACAGATAAGACTGCAGATACTGGTCTTACTTTAAGACTTGCTCAAAGAACCCATGATGAATCTGGTGATTATGTAGTTAAGCCTTTTGAGTTGGAAATCTTAGAACACTTAAATGCTAATAACAACTTTGGTAAATATGCTCAATCAGATGGGGGTAGCGCAGATAAAATCGCGCTAGGTATCGAGCCATCAACCGCATATGTTCAAGGTTATAGAAATCATAAAGTTGGAACAACATATATTGATGTCGATAAGCCTCGAGGTTCCGATGCTACAGGTTTTATAAATGAATCTAATACACAGATTAATATTGGTAACTACATTAAGTTATCAAAGACAGGATTAAGAGGAGTTCCAGATCTAGAGAACTTTACTCCAATTACTTTGAAAGCCGCTGGTGTTAATGCAGGTACAGCAAGAGTTCGAGGAATGGAATCATTCTCAGATCATGTAAGACTATACCTTTTTGATATTGTAATAAGTGGTACCAATACGGCAGTTAGTCCTAATCGACCTTTTGTTTTTGGTGATGTCGATAACGTATCTCAGTCCACGTATGGTTTTGTTGGTGCCTTTGTTCCAGCAAACGATGGTACTAGGTTTGCTGTTGGTAATAACACAAGCGTTTTCGAACTTCCGCAAGCTGCTATTAAAACATTAGCTGATCCAAGTAGAGATACTACATATTTAATCAAAAGAATATTTCAAGCAACTACAAGTTCATCTGGAACATTAGCTATAACAACAGCTGTTGGATTATTTGAAGATGTTAATGATATTATTATTGCTCCTGCAGGTGCTGACGTTAAAACAAATATAAGTGGTAATATTACTGCTGGCGGTAATGGTACAACTGGTGTTACATTCTCTAATGGCATTGGTGTTGGTAATAATGTTGCATGTAATGTAATTGCTACAATCAAAAAGACCATTGCTCCGAAAACAAAAACAAATACAACTTTAGCTAAAACTATAAATGTTACAAATGGAGATGCGCCTTCATACGATTTAGATAAAGCAGATATTATAGAGATTGTTTCTATAATGGATAGCGGGACTCCTTCAGTAGATCATAAAGATAGTTTTACATTAGATAACGGCCAGCGTGATAATTTTTATGATGAAGGAAAAATAATTAAGAATGCAGGTACTGCGACTCTACCTACTGGAAATATGGTAGTAACATTTAAGTATTATGAACATGGAGCAGGAGATTACTTCTGTGTTGATTCATATCCTACTTCAGATTATGCACAAATTCCTACATTTTCAGCAACTAGTGGTAATCTACAGTTAAGAGACTGTATTGATTTTAGATCTAGAAAGTCTGATGTTGCAAATAACTTTACAGGTACTGGTGCAAGTTTGTGTGGAGCTCCTAAGCCGGGCCATGCATTGACTGCAGATATTAATTACTATTTGCCTAGAGTTGATAAGCTAGTAATGAAAAGAGATGGCGAGTTTGAAATTATTAAAGGCGTTCCTTCAGAATATCCACAGCCACCTGCTGATAGAGAAGATAGTTTAACGTTGTATCAGTTAAAACTTAAACCATATGTATTTACATTGGCTGATGTTATCCCGGAAATACAGGATAACAGAAGATATACAATGAAAGATATTGGCAAACTCGATAAAAGAATTAAAAATTTAGAATATTATACTTCACTATCTTTACTAGAGCAATCAGCAGCTGATGTTCATATGGTTGACGGTGCCGGCCTTACAAGATTTAAAAATGGAATACTTGTAGATTCATTTAAAGATCAGCAAGTTGCTGATATGGCCCATGAAGAATGTAGTGAATCAATCGATAAAGAGAACGGTTTATTAAGACCAGAATGTCCTGCTAAAAATGTCAACCTGATAACTAAAGCCTCAGGCGTAACTAATACTGCTACAAAGACTGCATCTTTGTGGACAATGCCATATACGCAAGTCTCTCACACAGTACAGCCTTATGCTTCTGTTGCGATTAATGTAAATCCATATAACGTATTTAGTTGGGGAGGTAGAGTCCAGTTATCTCCGGAGTCTGATGAGTGGAAAGAAACTGATGTAAGACCTGATGTTGTAATAGACGATGATGGGCAATATGATCAGTTTGTAACTAGAGCAAGAGAAGATGGAATTTTAGGTACTGTATGGAACGAATGGGAAACTAACTGGTCTGGAAGACAGATAGAAACTGAGATTACTAACAGAGGAGCTGGAAGAAATAGTGTATTTGGTGATAGGTTCGGAAGATGGTGGAGAGGTATAGAACCAAGAAGAGCCAGACAAACAACTCTGACTACTACTACAGTAACTTCAAACCAGTCAAGAACCGGCTTAAGAACTGATGTCGCCTTTGACACCGTAACTCGTGAAACTGGAAACAGAGTTGTAGAAGTTAACTTTGTACCTTTCATGAGATCAAGGAAAATTTACTTTAAAGCAAGTAGAATGAAACCTAATACTAAAGTGTATGCATTCTTTAATGACGTTAATGTTACAGCATACTGTAAAGAAGCTAACTACGTAGAATGGTCAGATCAAACCGCTGTTGTTGAATACCCTGGAGCTACATCTCACCCAGGAGGTGGGGGTACGTTATCTACAAATAATAAAGGCCAGATTACTGGTGAATTTATTATTCCTAGGAACGATTCGGTTAAATTTAAAACTGGAACTAAAGAATTTAGGCTTTCAGATTCTACTACGAACGATACACAAACAGAAACCACATCGGCAGAAACTATGTTTCATGCACAAGGCTTAATTGAATCTACTGAAAGAACTATTATCAGCACTAAAGTTCCAAGGCTAGAAACAACTCGATTAAACGATGCTCGAGTTATTAGTGAAACGTTTAGAAGAGAAGCTACTACTTGGTCAGATCCATTAGCACAAACCATTTTGATTGAAAAGTCTGGTGGTATATTTGCAACCGGGATTGATTTATACTTCCAATCTAAATATCAGATTAAAACTGAAGGCGGTTCTGATGATGTAGAAATTCCAGTCGCGGTTAGTATTGTTACTACCGAAAACGGGACTCCTACGCAAAATGTTGTTCCTGGAACTGAAGTTGAATTATATCCAGGAAGCGTTAACGTTTCGGCAACTGCTGCTAGTGCAACAACCTTTACATTTGAAAATCCAGTGTATTTAATGCAAGATCAAGAATACGCAATTGTTATCCAATCTGATTGTGATGAGTATGTAGCATGGGTCGCTGAAATGGGTGGGTTTGATGTTACTAATACTGCTCATAGAATTAATAAACAGCCACACGGTGGTTCGTTCTTTACTTCTCAAAACGCTTCAACTTGGACTCCAGATCAAAGTAAGGATCTTAAGTTTACTCTTAAGAGGGCTGAGTTTGGTACTGTATCTAAAGAAGTAACTTTTGTAAATGATATTATACCGGCAAAAACTTTGTTTTCAGATAGTATTTCAACTGTTAATGGTTCGGGAGTTATGACCGTTAGACACAGAAATCACGGAATGCACGGAACAAGCTCGAGTGTTGTTATAGCTGGAGCTACTGCATTTAATGGTATTGCTGCAAATAATATTAATGGAACACACACTATAGCAAATATTAAACACGATAGTTATACTATTACAGCAAAAAATAGTGATACCGCAAGCTCAACCGGAGCAGGTGGTGGTTCATCAATAACCGCTACTGAAAATAGACACTATGATTTATGTCACTTAGTTGCTGGAATAACAACTGTTCCTAATACTGATATTAGATTTTATCTCACTTCGACTTCTCAAAAGTCTATTGACGGTGCAGAAACACCGTATTCAACAAATGATGAGATTGAGATATTGCCTAACATGAATCAATTTTTTGATACTCCTAAAGTGGTATCATCTTCTGCAAACGAAAGCGGCGGTGCTAAAACATTTACATTAAAAGCTGTTTTATCTTCGTCTAAGAGTCACTTATCTCCAACACTAGATGCTAACAGATTATCAGTAACTACTGTTCAAAATAGAATCGGCGATAATAATACAACTGCAGAAACCAATGCATACGGTGGTTCTGAGTTGTGTAAGTATATTACAAAGAAAATTGATTTGGCAGAAGAAGCTGATGTAATAGATGTTTATCTTTCAGCAAACAGACCGTCTGGTTCAAGTATTGATTTTTATTATAAGACTTTGGCTTCTGGATCGGATGTTGACTTTAATTCACTAGCATGGATTGCAGCGACTCCAGTTGATGTATTGCCTACAAATGATGACGATAGTGTGTACGCAGAAAGTAAATATGTAATTGATCCTTCTGGGAGTTTTGGATCAATGGCATTTAAAATTATTTTAAGATCTAAAAACTCTGCAAGGCCTCCTACTGTAAAAGACTTTAGGGCTATCGCGGCTACTTAATGGAGAATATGAATGCCTTCTAAGAAACAAAAAGTTGAGAATAATCCAAGTTTAGTCAGAGACACTGCCAATACTGCGATTATAAATACTAACAACGATGCGTATAATGCACGAAGAATACAAATTAAAGCGACAGAAAATAAACGAATACTTGATGAGCAGCAGTCTGAGGATATAAATAACCTTAAGAGCGATGTTGCTGAAATCAAGAAAATGTTACAGAAACTAACTGGTGGAAAATAATGGCTAATAAAGAAACTAGAATTTATAAAACAGATACCTTAGAATCTCTTAGACAAAAGTCTAATGAGATTTCTCTGCATCTAGGTGATAATGAGCAACTCAATGCTCTCATGGCCGACAAAACTTATGTGTATTCGGCTGGTGCTGGTCATACATTATTTGCTGGTCCTGATACTTCATCTCCGGCTAAGACCGCAAGATTTGAAGTAAGTCCAGCCCA